ATTTCAGAAATATAAATTGACCCTATCCAATAATCATCTTTTGTAAAGACAATAGGCATTATTTTTACTTGATACTGCCCTGCCGTTGCAAATTGAATACCAACACATTCATAGAAATTGTCATCAGCGTTATTTATGTCGTCAGGCGTCTTAAAGGTAAAATTGTTGCCATTTCTTGTAATACGACTGCTTAAATTACCAATATTTCCGTCAATATCTCTTGTGTAAATTCGTGCAATATTACTTTCGCTCATTCCATGCCATTGCGTTTCGTCCTTGCGTTTCCATTGAACTTCCGCACTAATTGAAACACGAATACGCTTGCCTGAACTTGAATTTATGGAGTATAAACCTTGAGGGAAATTAAAATGTATATCGCAATATTGTGTTTCAGTGGGCGACTGTGATATAATTTCGTTTCTATCGCCATTATAACTATTGACCCCTTGATTTACATTTGCCTCAAAAGTATCTTCGCCAATAGTAACAGTTTCGTCAATTAAATAACAATTCAAATTACCCTCTGCTGAATTACCTCTTGTATTACCGTTTGGTGTTGTAGTTGTATAACGATATTCAGAAATATTATAAGAGCCTAAACTTATTGTAACAGATTTTGTGGCATTATAGCTGCCTGTTGCACTATCATATACCAAATCCCCCTTTGTAATTGTTACAGAAGTTGAAAGTGTAATATCTAAATCATTAGACACAAAAGTTGCCGACAAATCCATTTGTTTATTCGTCCAAGAATTGTACGCAACGCCTGTAAAATTGTAATTTTGAGTTATCGTTAAAGACGACCCTGAACATTGGTCATTATAATAGGCTATTGCAGACTGAAAAACTGCTTGCGACTGGTCAAAAGACAATTCCTTATTAAAACTTTCGGTAACGGCATTGTCCCAGCCTATAAACGAGTTAATTCCGTTAGCCTGCTGCAAACTGTAAGAGGACGGACGATAATTTGATAAAAGTATGTCGCCCAGTCTAAAATCAGAGTATCGAGCATTTGAATATCCTGCAACGCTATAAACCCTGTACCTATTACCTCCGTAGCCACTTTTAACAAGAGGTATGCAAAATTGAGAATAATTAAACACTTGCAGAGAGCGTCCAAAAGCAATAGGCACAACCTCCTCTTGTAATTCGTTTTTAGCCCCTGATAAAGAGGGTGAGTTATTTGACTGATATGTAGGTTTGTCCGTTCCATTTGAACTACCTTTTGGCGTTGCTCCAAACTTTCCTGCAATAGCAGAAACACCCATAATCAAGCCACCGACAGCCAATGCAGCAGCAACACCAACAATAACCCCTGCGACTGCCGTTGATACAGACAATGCAGCAGCAACCGCACCGACAATGCCTGTAATCAACGCAGTAATCGCTTGAGGTTTCTCTCTAATTTCAATAAAAGCGTTTCTCGGAATTATTGTATATGGTTTTACTCTCTTTCCATTCATTAAAAGCGTTTTGTAATATCCGTCATCGCCAATAGGCTCGTCTTTAAATACTATAAAAGCAGGCAGCCAAGCCCAGTACTTTAATTCGCTAAAATATTGACCTAATTGTCTATGACAAACCGTTGCCGGAGCAAAGATTTTGATTTTTAATTTATTTTTCCATTCTATAAATGACATAATTTTTCCCCACATCTGCAACATCGCTTACTTGTACGCCTGTTTTTGGTAAGTGTATAAAACTTTCATTATTTATCATAACTCCTGCATGTTGATTTGCAAAGAGAGAGAATACAATAATGTCGCCCTCCTGTGCTTCATCAACAGTAACTTTTTTATGTTTTATATTTGATGTCAATTCATACTTAAATTCTGCTTGTATTTCATCCGCAGGATATTCAGGTAAATCAATATTATACAAGTCTTTGTAAATATCTCTTACAAAATCCCAGCAAACATATTCGCCCTCTTTATAGCGTTTTGTAGTCATATACTTAATTAAAGTTTGTTCGTCCATTTTACCCTCCTTAACGATGATTTAAGTTGACGAAAAGGGACGGATTTTTACCCCTAAAACGCCCTGCATTTATTGTATAACAATTTTTCATAACAAGCGAACTTGTTACAGTTTCCATAGTTTCAGTTTGGTCGGTGTCCCAAATGTATTCACCCAAATTTACCCAATTACTTGAGCCGTCATAATCGGCAAGAATAAGCCAACATTGTATAATAATATCCTCAAAACTATTGTCAGCAGCTCTTAATATATTTGAACTAATCAAATTGACATTTGTAACGCCAAAACCGGAATTATCCGTTTCGCTTTGGGACGGTAAATTAAACGAAAAAGGACATGGTTGATAAACAATTTTACTGCCATTTGCGTCTGTTCTTGTATGTTCAACAACATCGTTACAAATACTATAACGCCCATTCTCAAAACTGCTATGCTTGATGTCAGCCGCCAAGCAGAGAACTTTGTCAAGAGTTTTTGTAGCACTTATCATTGGCAAAATAGGCATTAGTACATTACCTCGTCATTATCATAAACTAAAGCACCGTTGCCCTCTGTTACAATTCTTTCAGGGATATTTTCAGTTATAAATCTCTTAATTGGAATTGCATTAGAGAAAGCATAAATCTTGAGTTGAACATATATAGCCTTAACGCTATTGCCAGCAGGCTCAACAGTAGGCTGTTCAAGAATATAACAACGCATAAAGCCATTAAGTTTGACATCGTAAATCCAACAAGGCAAAGCCCTATTGTTTGTGGCTCTTGCGTACCAAAACCACCATGTTTCTTCCGTATCAACATAAATTTTTGCAGAGATTATACGACCTCCGGCAGAAAATCTTGAGTGAGTTATAGGAATGCCAGCGTCAGGGTCAACACTCACGACTGTTTCTTGCCTTGTAACTTGATAGCCGTCATGCAGAAGTCGCCAAGGCATGATATACAAGCCGTCCGTTGTGGATTTAACAAATAATTCTTCTTGAGTATCAAATATTACATTGTTATCTTTTCCCATTTTAGCCTATCTGCCTCCCTTGTTTTTGCATACGGCTTTGTGCTGCTACCATACCCTTGTTTGAACGACTGCTTGCGAGCATTGAGTTCAATTCTGCAATTTTAATTTCCGTACTATTATCAGGTCGTCTTTTAACTTCTACGGCAGCATTTGTGTAGTTATTGATAGTAACTTGTGGAGCAACCGCACCAATACCTACATCGCCATTTGCCATGCGTTTTGCAGGGGCGATAACCTCTGTGCCAGCCTCACCAGCCAACCCAACATTACCGCCCTGCATAGGAAACATTGTAGGCGAGGACACAATACCCCCTTTCGCATGGGGTACAACATTTGTGGATTTTGAGAGCGAACTTACTCCTGACAATTTGTTGCCAAGCCCTGATAACGCTCCTCCTATCATTTGACCGCCTCCAGCCATAGCAGCCCCAGCCGCAATTCCTGCCCCTGTCATTACTGTTCCAGCCGCAATTCCTGCCCCTGTAAGAGTTGCTGCAAGGGGAGCAAGAAAACCGCCTACAAATGGGATTTTTGCAACGCTTTCAGCCGCCGTAGCAACTGCAAGAGCAGCCATAGCCGTTGCAGCCGTACTTGCTGACGCCGCTAAACTTGCCATAGCACCAGCCATTGTAGTTAAAGCAGGAGCAGCCGTTGTAAAGGCAGAACTCGCTATCGTCATAACGGCAGCCATAGCACCCAAACCAGCCGCAGCGACAGGAGCAGCCGTAGCCATGCTGGCAATACTGCCTGCGGCTGAAACGGCTGGGCTTGCAACATTAGCAATACCCATACCAGCGTCAATAGCAGATGACGCCATTCCTCCAAGTCCTGTAATTGTACTTGATATTGCTGGATTTGTAGCGTTCAATAAAGCGTCTGAAAGCCCTGTTGCTTGCCCTGTTAAAGCGGACAAAATGCTGCCTGTGTTCTCGTCCCCTATAATTGAGGCTGCCGCTCCTGTTAAAGAGCCATTTGACTGTCCCCAGCCAAATTTTTGTTTAACATTTGCCCATGCTTTTTGAATACCACCAAAAGCACCGTTTAACGCTCCTGTACCTGTATAAGTCGGATTATCTTTTGTTCCCTCAAGCGGCGTACCAGCAAAACCTGACCCAGCACCTAACAAAGCAGACACAAAACGGTTTCCACTTCCATTTTTAGCCCAGCCAGCCTGCCAGCCAGCAAGAACGCTATTACCAATTTCCTTAACCCAAGTTGTTGCAACCGATTTAATTGCAGATATTGCAGCATTTTTAAATCTGTCCCAAACCGAAAGATTACTGTCAAAGTCCAAAAGGCTATCAATTAGAGTATCTGACAATTTACTTGCCTCACGATTTGTAATTTGTAAAATATCCTCTCTCTTTTTTAATACCTCTTGATATTTAATTTCAGTATTAAGATTTTTCATTGTTTGCTTTGCATTTTCAATTTCTGCGGCAGTATAAGCCGTAGAATTAGCCAAACGATACTGATATGTTTTTGTGGCTGCCTCTGCCTTTTTCTTGGTTAAATCCCAGCCTGTAACTTCCGTCTGTGTCAATAAAGCAACTTGGCGATTTACTTCCTCAATTTGTTCTTTTTCTCGGATATATGCAGCACTAACTTGTTTGTATTTATCGCTTGCAGTATCGCCAGCCAAAGCCATAAGTCTTATTTCTTCCTCATGGGCTTTCATGCTTTTTTGTAAAGCCTCAAAGGCGTCATCAGCATTTTTAGTTCTCGATGATGATTTACCTTTTCCCTTGCCTTTTCCTTTGCTGTCGCCCCCTGCGTGTAAGCCTGCAACTGAACTTCGAGAATACATCAGTTGACTTGCTAATTTTGCCTCCTCTTGACCGAGAATAGCGACAGTATCTTTATAGCGTTGCATAGCCTTATCTTGACGGTCAAAATCAACTTGTTTAATTAAATCGACCATACCTGAAAGTCCGCTATTGATATAATTATGAGTAGCCTTGCCGACATTCCAAGCACTATCTGCAAAGCCGTTCATGCTTTTTGAGGCGTTATCGAGGGCGACTGCCATTTCTTTTGCACCAATTTTACTCGCAACCCATGCCCCCTTTTCTGCGACCTCTGCAAAAGTCTTTGTAGCAAGTGAAACGAGCCTTGTAACTGCTTGACCTACGGCGACAACAACATGTACTATACCAGCACCAACGCCCTGCAAAACAAGTACAACACCCAAACCAACCTGTTTACATCTTGCTCCGAAAATAAGCCACTTATTACTTAATTCATCAACATACAACTGTTGTGCTTTCATCATTTCAGACTGTATCGCCATTTTAGCGATATTTTTAGCCTGTTCATCTGTAACATTCTTAATGGAAATACCATGCTCTTGAATATATTGCAAAACTTCCGGATATTGAGAGCGTAACATTTCAAGATTTCTATTATAAGCCTCTTGTTGTGCTGACGAACGATTTTGAATTTCTGCTAATTGAGTAAATTCAGAGATAAGCCCTGTTACATTATTTGTAACATCACGCTGCTGGACGGCAGCCTCCTCAAAAGATTTGTTTGCTTGATTTACTGAATTTGCACAATACAAAGCAGCCGCACCAATGGCGATTAAAGTCGCTCCGACAGGATTTGTAACTAAAGCCCAAAGAGCCTTGCCAGCAGCCAACGCATTTGCTTTCATAGCCGTTAAGGCGGTATTTACAACACCAAATTTTGTTACAAAAATAACAGAGGCAGTCGCAGCAGTAAGCATGGCTGCTTGCATAGCAGTAACCGCAGCGGCACTTTCCCCAAGCCCTCCTGTAACTCTATTAGCAAGTCCTAAAACATTCGTCCAAATTTTAATAAACGGCACAAAAGCATTATTCATTGCTTGTCCGACATTGGCTTGCAATAAGAATGTTTGTGTCTGCATACGATTTAAGTGTGCATTATACTGGTCAACGGCAATTCCAATTTGTTTACCCAAACTATCTTTAACCATGGCAGCAAAATTAGGCAAGAAGTCTTTTGACATTACCTCGCCCTTTTTCATTAAGTCCATAAGTTCCCCAGCTGTTATACCCATACTTTGAGCAGCCAATTCAAACGCCCCCGGAAGTGCGTTACCTAATTGTCTTTTAAGTTCTTCCGCTTGAACTGTGCCTTTATTCGCCATTTGTTCTAATGCAACAAATACATTTTCCATTTGAGCAGAGGACAAGTGTAACGATACCATAGCCGTTGACAAATCTTCAAATATTTGTCTTGACTGGGCTATTGTGCCTCCTGACCGAGTGAATGAAGTCATAAATTTTGCATAAGGCTCATAAGTTGACTGTAAATTCAAACCAAGTCTGCCTGCCATATCTGCGGTAAATGCCATTTCGTCAGCACCCTGCCTCAAACCTCTCGCACCAGCAGCCATAGTGTTTTTTATACCGTCCATGGCAACCCCAGCCTTTGACATATCGCCTATCATATTACCAAGAGAGGCTATAACTCTCTGAATACCGTCAGCAGCCAAATTACCAAACAAGGAAGAAAGAGCCATACTTTCATTACCTGTGTCCTCCATTTGCCCTGTCAGTTGCTTAAATTTATCATCTACGGCAGCAACTTCGCCTTGTAATCTTTTATATTTTTCGCCCATTCTGCCAAGTGTAACATCATTTAAGTTTCCGGCAGCAATAGCCTCTTTAAGACGATTACCATACTGTTGCAATTCCTCATTCATGCGACTATATGAGCCACTTGCAGACATTTTCATTTTATTATTTACATCTTGGACGGCTGCGGATAACCTTTGATATTCTGATATAGCAGCATTAAGGTTTGTCCCTTTTTCGCCTGTTGTATAAAGATTTTTTAAAGCCAATTCAGCAGCAGCCAATTCAGCCTTTAATTGATTATAAGGGGCTTGGGCTTTTTCAGCCGCAGTAGCCATTTTTTGAGCCGCCGCAGCGTTTCTCATGTGTTGCATTTCTAACTTTGCAGCCTGCAAAGCAGTTCTGTTCATTTCCGTAGCCAATTTTTGCTCGCCCATAGCAGCGGCGTTGTTTGCCTTATTTACATCTTGAACTGCTTTAGAATAATTAGAAATTGCCCCCGATAATGAGTTAAACTCTCTTGTTAGGGCTGATATTTCTTTGTTTCCCCAGCCTGTATTTTCCAGCAAGTCAGTAACCTCTTGCGTCTTATCTGCAAGAGTTGTCAATATCTTAACGGCTCTTTCGCCTCCTATGGTTTGAATATCTATGCGTAAAGCGTCATCAGACATTAAGACATTACCTCCTTAAATCGCTTTTTTAAATCTTCTTGGGTTTCTTTCATAGCAGCACGCACATATCCAACAGGCTTTGTAGCCTTGATATGTACTTCGTCTGCGTAAACATCTTCGCCATTTACCCCTTTAAAATGTAATTTTTCAGCGTTTTTAGGGCGGATAGTTATATCGCCAAAACCATATTCAAGTCTTTTAGCGGCTGGGTGGTCAACAAAAACAGCATGCTCATTTTTGTCATGGTAAACAACATTATCATCTTGAAAACTATTGCGAAATTCATAAGGATATTTGGGGTCATTATTAAACTTTTGTCGTGCTTGAGAGCGTATATTTCTAACAAGAATATCCCCAGCCTCGTCTTGAATTTGCTTAACTCGGTCAGAAATTCCCCTTATCTTAAGTATTAAATTTTCGTTAGAAACATTTGCCACCGTTGTACTCCTGCATAAGTTGTAATACCAAATATCGTGTTGCATATATGTAGCCACTTGTCAAGGTTTTATCGTCTGCCGAGATTTTTCTAAAGCCGGAAATATGCATGTAAGCGTCATCTAACAGTTGATAAAACTCCTCGTCTAAATTGGCGAGGAGTTGACCTTTTTTACCGATAGCGATAGGATTTTTCTTATCGCCTACGAACATTGGCGTTTTTGCCTCGACCTCACTTAATTGTTTGTGTCGGGTGTAGCCTTTTGCGTGGAGTTCCCAGCCGATTTTGACTTTTTTACTAAAGCCTCTTTGGCTTTTTCATTTTCCGTATGCTTTTTATGCCATTGTACTAATACATCAGTAATATCAATAGGTACGCCATACTCAAGTAACTCTGCAAGAGTGTTGCATTGAATTTGTGTACCGTCCTCTAATTCAACATCAACAGGTTTATCAAAACCAAGACAAGTATTAGAGAATGTCATTAAATTATCTTTATTTGTATTACCCTCGGCACTACGAAAATAATCCATACTGCGAGGCAACCTGAATGTTGCCCCAACAGTAGAATTATCCTCAAATTTGATTTTTGCCTTGTATGTAACTTGGTTGTATGCTTTTATTGCCATAATTTCCTCGCTCCTTTATTATTGCAATAGTGTACTAACAATTAGGCAGCAATTCTGTTTTCTTTAACGAACTGCGGCTCAAATTCGCCTGTTGTAACTGACAAAGATACATCAGCAGTTTTTGCAGAGTTTGTACC